ATGGCTTCTATCAAGAAACGCGACGGATCATGGGTCGCTCAGATCAATAAGAAGGGCGTCCGTCGCAGTAAAAGCTTTCCTACCAAGGTGTTAGCGCAGGATTGGGTTAGTGAAGTAGAGCGGGAGCTTGTTGTTAACGACATGTCAAGCGGCGAGTTTTCGTCCGCTGGTTCTATGACGATAACGGATTTGATGAGGCGTTATCAGGATGAAATCGGTTACGAATGGAGCGATAGCAAAGCCAGTGCAGCGCGTCGTTTAGTCGAAGTGATGGGCGATCTGCGCGTAGATAAGCTGTCAACATTGACAGTACGTGACACCGCATTGAGGCAGGAAAAATACGGGCTAGGCACTTTAAAAATAAGCCTAAAAACTCTGCAAGGTGCTCTGACCCATGCGCGCGAAGCTTGGCTAATTGACGTAGACGGGAAGGCTGTAGGCCGCGCCATTACCGCTCTGGAGAAGTCCCGACACATTCCAAAAGTTCGAGAGCGTGATCGCCGCGTTAGTGCAGAAGAAGAAGCACTGATAGTGGCTAACTGGCGCTCTAATCTGGTGCCGCCTGATGTGGTGGCGTTTCTGATTGATACCCCCCTACGGTCGGGGGAAATGTGCGGTATTCTCAAGGGCGATATTGTGGGCGGGAACGTCGTTCTAATCCGCAATCGGAAAGACCCAAGCGATAACGCCCGTGTTGACCGGGTGCCGCTGCTAGGTCGCTCTGCGGCGATCTTGCAAGCGCAAAGAACAGACAGCCCGTTCCCGTATAGTCAGGATCAAGTTAGCGATGCGTTCCGCCGCGCTGTCCGTGCTGCTGGTCTGGACGACATACGGCTGCATGATCTACGACACGAGGGCGTATCTAGGCTGTTCGCCCGTGGGATGCCCCTGCCCCTGATTGCAAACATCACCGGCCATAAGAGTTGGGATATGCTCAAGCGGTACACCCACGCCACGGCAGAGGATGCCCATGCATGGGAATCGGCTAACTCCTAACTCCCCTAATACTGTGCATGATCTGCCCTGCTGAGCTAACGTGCTTCTGAGAGGGACAAAAAAATGAAAATACTAGCAACTATTGCCACCGCCATTGTCGCGGCCATCACGTCCACATCCGCGACTGCGCGCTTTGTTTCGCCCGATTTAGAGGGCGCTGCTTCGCTTAGGCCTATTTACATTGAAATCACAGATCAGTCTGAAGACGACTGCTTTAGCAACAGCGATCAAGTGAAAGCGTATGCCCGCGACCTACTAGCGGAAAAAAATTACCAAGTTACAAACCTAGTTTTTCATAGAGGGTACAACCTGTCGGTTACTGTGATTGCGCATCGTGTAAATGGCCTTTGTGCCGGAGCGATTTATACACAGTTGTGGAACGGTAATGTGCGAAAAGACATTTATGGCGTCCATGAAATTGCATCAGGTTTTGTTATAGCAACCCACTCAGAAAGCATTGGCACCGCCGTACTCGAAGCGCTCCAGGCATTCATTGCCCAGCTGCCAGAAAACTAACCAGCGCGCCTGCCCCCGTCACCATCGCACCCGCTTAGCACACCTTGAACCGCGCTCGGCATTGGAGATGGACACGCACACCACCCCCCGCCAGAGACGGTTAACTCCCCTCAGAGGGGAAAGGACACAATTGCCGAAACCAAGAACACTTTGGCTTGCTTGACGTGTGATGATGCTGGCCGGATGTTTATGATGTTTTCAATCGAAGCAACGCTAGGAACCAGTATGCTTAAGTACATCGCACTTGCCGCAGGTATTTTTGCGGCCAGCCAGAGCGCCGCAGCTACTTATGAATGCTTCATTATCGAAGCTGGTGGGTTTCGCTATGAGAACCGCTGGAAAAGTACAGTATTCCGGCTACCTAAACAGTTCCGTTTCACAATAACCAGCACTGGCGAGTCTTCGCAGATTGAGACAACGCGCGACTCTCTCGATTGGTTCCCAACTTGCAGGGCATTCGATGAACATTTGACTTGCGTCACTGATTTAGGTGGTAGTTTCTATTTCAACAAAAACACCCGCAAAGGTGCCGAAAGTCGATTGTCCGGCGCGGGTTCAGATTCCTACGGCTATAGAGACACCGTGAGTGTTGTGCTTTTTGGTTGTGATAAACTGTGACCACACCAAAATCTATGAAGTGCGGGAATGCTCCTTCTCTCCTCAGAGGGGAAAGGTCATATGGACGGATTTTTCTTTCCATCCCTCATCTTTGAGGCGGCGCGCGAAGCCTTTCCGTCCTGTGAAGGATAGGCGGTCACAGTGAAGGGCGCGCGCATTGTCAGCGATGAAGCCCTTCTGTGCCGCTAGCAGTTCCTCTGTGTTCCCGCCTGCTAGGAAGCAGTGATAGGACTTGCGCATAGGGTAGACGATAACTTCCATGATGATGAATGAGCTATTGAGTGGGTAGAAGTGATATTGACCGCCCAAGACACCATGCACGATCTGGTCGAAGGTGTGCGAACCCTCCGCCACCACCAGCGCCCGCTCTATTAGCGGCTTAAAGTCTAGCAGGTTCTCCGTGATGCTGCCCACGGTGGCGATACGGCTCATCGCAACAGCCCTGCGCCCGGTATGCCAACAACCTCTGCAATACCCTGCAACATTGGCGCAAGCCCTGCTGGTGTGCCACTGTCCCTGCTCTCTTTGAACATGGCGGCGGCGGCAGTATCTAGGAACTGCGCGAAGCGGGTGTTGTCATAGCCGATTTTGTAGCGGCGGTTGCCTCTGGCGTAGCTGTTGATGAAGGACGTTATGTTGACGTCGCCTCTTGCATTGGTGGCGGCTCCGCTCCTTAGAGCGGCGTTGGCTACGCCCCACTTGCGGCGGTTCGCCAGCAAGTCCGCGCGGTCCTCTGCATCCAGTGAGTTCATAAGACGCGCGTCCATTGCCTGCGATACATCAGACAGGGCGTCACCTAGCTCTAGGTTCGGCTCTCTGCCGTAAGCGTTACGCAGGTCTGCGGCCACCTTGTTCTTGATGCCCATAAACTGCTCTGCGGTGATACGCCCTTGGTTGTCGATCTTGGCTAGGATTTGTTCGCCATAGCGTTGCAGCTTACGCGCTACCGTGTCGTCTAAGGCGTTGTCGTCCACGATCCGCGCAATCTCATCCACTAGGTCAGCGGCTTGTATGTCCCCTGCCCTGAGTGCAATTTCGTCATAGCTCTTTGAGATAGCTTTACGGGCTTCACCGACATTGCCGCGCGTAGCGGTGACTGCGTTTGGTTCGCCCATCGCTCGCATGACTTCCTTGTTTAGCGAACGCTGCTGCATCGTCCGCAGTGCGCCGTAGTCGTCAATAGGCTTAGCAAAGTCTTTAGCCGCCCTCAGCGGTGCCATCTGCGCACCACGGGAACGCCATGTGTCGAAGTCCTCTTTATCCTGCGCTCTGGCCGCTTCGAACTTTGCCGGGTCGTTGGTGTCCAGTAGTTCTTTCTGCGCTGCTGATGTGGGAAAGCCGTAGTCATCCGCAAGCTGCTTAGAGGTCAGCATACCTTCACCAACGACGCGCGTAGATAGCTCTCCGCTAGGGGTAACGTTCTTCGCCGCCCCCATGCTGCCCATGCGGTCAGTGGGTTCTAGACGCAGCGGTGTGGGCGTGTCGTCAGGGACATTGCGCGGTACGGGAATAGTACCCTCTGCGGCTTGTCGCTGCACCGCCCTGATACCTGCGCGGGTGGATGCTGCGTTAGACGCTTGCCGTGCGATATCAAGCCCACGCTGCGCGCCTTTGGCTGCACCGGACGCCACTACATTTGTACTGCCGCCGATTGCTGCGCCGATTATCGCACCTGCTACCGGGTTCTCTGGGTTCTGCACCGCCCCAAGGGCTGCATCTGTGCCAATGGCAACGGTTGGATTGCGCGCGGCCAAGCCGATACCAATTTCCGGTATTGCCTCTGCGGCCATGTTGAGGGCGGGATTGCGGCGCTGTAACACGTCTTGCTGCGGGTCGTTTTCTCTGGCGATGGCCAAACCCAGATCGCGCACACGGTTGTCTCTGCTGCCGAATGGCTGGCCTGTGATCAGGTTGTTGATTTCTTCGACTGCGGTAACGGCTGTACCAAAGAGCGGAACCTTCTCTAAGGTCGCCAGATAGCCGCCTGCGGCGTCCTGTACGGCGTTACCAGCACCCATAAGTAACCGCTCGCCTACGCCTGCCCGTGCAGCTTCATATTCGGCGCTGGAAACCTCTGTCCACCCGCTGTCGCCGGGGAAGCGAATGACGAACTTACCGTCTTTGGTGCGTCCTGTGTCCATAGGTCTTAGCCTCCGTCGCGGATAACTGCGCTATCAGGGATGCCCCCGCTTGGCGGTGTGGGCTGCACGTTTACGCCAAGGTTAGGATTTGTGAGGCGGTCAACACGTCGCTGCGCCTCTTGAGCAATGCTGGCGACTTCGCCGGTGTACTCATCTGCGCGGGTTTTGTACCGCTCATGAAGCGGTTGCCAGCTTTCGTAACTGGTGTTCGAATAGGTCGGGAACGCTTCTTGTAGTTCGGCCAGAACGCGCCCGGTAGCCTCAGTAGGGCCGTAGACCTTATTCTTGAAGTCATAGAACAGGTCGGCGTCAATCTCGCTCAATTCGAACTCTTTGGCGCGGATTTCCGTGTCAGTCAGAATACCCGGTGTGCGTCGTGCCGCTGCGACCTCATTGGCAAGCTGGATAGCGCGTTGGGTACTGTTGATGCGCTGTTCAACTGGCCTGATAAGTGCTTCCGCCTCTGCCTGAATAGTGCCAGTTTGATTTAGCAGTGTTTGTTGCCGCTCTTGCGCGGCGGCGGTGGCGGCTCGCTGCTGTGTAAGTTCGGCGGCGTCTGCTTGACGGGCGGCGGTGTTGGCGTTGCGCTCATCTATCAGAGAGCTATTCAGCAACGCTTCGTCTGCGCGGTAGTCATACTCAGAAGCGGTGTTCTGATTACGCAACCGCGCGTCCTCAGTCATGAGCAGCATATCGTTAATGAAGTCCGCGCCACGGCGGTTTTCTTCGAAGCCGTAGCGCATGAAGGCGTCAGGATCGAGCAAGCCGCCCATTGCCAAGCCCCGCGCCGTTTCGTCTGCGCCTGCGTTGGGGTCCATGTCGTCAAGGATGCCGGTAAGAGCCTTACCGCGCGCGTCACGCTGCTTGCCCTCTGCCCACGGCTTACCGTAGCCCTGCACAAGTGCTTGAGAGCCAAGACCGGCGGCGAGGATGCCGAGAAGTGGGATAGCCACCATTGTTTTGCTCCTTCTCCCCTACCGTGGGGGACTTGTGATTGCCTTAGAATACGAAGCCGAATTTACCGCTGCTGTCAGTCGATTGGCCGGTGCCGTAGTTGTAGCCGTACTTCTGACCCACGTTCGCGCCGAATGCGTCGGACAGGACTGTCGGATCGCCAAGCAGACCTTGCAGTGCGCCCAAGCCGCCGAACTGCGAACCCATGCCCAGATTGAATAGCTGAGGTATCAGCGCCCCGGCGGCGCTATTGGCTTGTAACGCCTGCTGTGAAGCGTTCGCCATGATGTCGCCGTAGCCTTGCGTGTACGCCTTGCCAATCTCGCCACCTAGAACGCCTTCGGCTACGCCCTGCCTGGCACCACCAAACGCCCCCGCTGCGGCGGCGTTGTCGCCAATGCTGTTAAGCCCTTGACTGTGGATATCGTTCAGACCGGAGCGCAGCCCTGTAAGCTGCGCGTCAATGATTTGCTGCGTGTTACCGGCTTGCTGCATCTGGCCAAGTACAGCGTTGCCTTGACCAAGTAGCTGATCGCCAAGCGCGTTGATTTGGGGGTTCGCTTGGTTGAATGTGCTGAACGCCTGCTGACGTAGCTGATCAAGGTACGGCGCTTGGCTCGGATCAATGTAGCTGCTGCTACCGGAGAACCCAACGTCTGTGCCGAACTGTTCGCCAAGGCTTGTGTTGCTGCTCTGGCCTTCGGATTTACCGCCTCCTACGCTCATCCCGCGTACCTCTCTATTTTGATATTTCCGATGATCAGATGATCCTCTGCGCCCACGCCGCTGCACAGGCGAACAACAAATATTACCCGACCGATTGGGAACTCGGTGTCGTCGCCCTTGTAGCCCTTGTGGTAGATGGTCGCGAAGTAGGCGTTGTTTTCCGAAGAAACCATGCCGCCCACAGAGCGTTCGTAGCGGGTAGGCACTCGGTCATTACATACCGGCTCGCTGCTGTCGTAGACTGCTCTGCCTGTTGGTTCGTTGGCGGTGGTGTCACCAACTTTGACTTCAAAGGTGTCGTAGTAGAAGCGAAAACGCCCCTCTAGGCCCTCCGGCTGGAACGTGATCTCTGCACTCGGCCCAGTCAGCTTGTAGCGCCCGTTGCCCTCGTCGGTGGCACCTTTGCCGGGCGAGACAAGAGGGAAGTATGTACGCTGCAATGCGCGGCGGTTTGGGATGATGTGGGTGCGGTTGGCGTTGTGTGGGCTGATAGCGGTCAATGCGCCCTGTCGCGCCCTAATTAGGGTAGCCATTCTGTTACCTCACTCGAAAGAATTGACCTTCGCTCGACTGAGCGAAAGCGCGCCAAGCGATTGCGCGGCGCTGTGGGTCAGGATCGTTTAACTCTGGATGAAGCTTCATAACCAAATCGTACTCATCTTGAGTGAAGTTGAACGCCTCATTCCAAGGGCTGTTACCGTCAGGTGTGCCGCCGTTGTCTATCATCGCCCTGATATGGTCGCGCTGCTGCTGTCCTGCGGCGTGATCGGCGTAATCGCGGCGGGTGATGGTATCGTTCTGGATGTCGATATGATGGGCCATCAGCGATACACCCTCTGCCCTCTGGTGGTACGTGAAGGCTGCGCTGTGTGCGGAGCGGTCGTACCAAGTTGCCGCTCATGTTTGTCCTCAAACAGTGCGGTTTCCAGTGCCTCTTTGAACATGTTCTGCCAGAGTGTGACGCGCTCATCTTCTCTGAGAAATGGCGCGGTCTGTTTCAGAACGGCATAGGTGTACAGGTCCAGATACTTTTCAGCTAAGAAGCTGGTGTTGGTCCCTCTGTAGTCGGGCAGTGTGCCGTAGTAAGCCAAGATGGTGTTGAACGGCGTTCCTACGCTGAACGGGCCAGCGAACAGGATGCTGGGACCAAGCAGCGAATACGCATTTACTACGTTGGTAGCGCCTACAAGGCTGCGCGTGGTGATCAGCTTGGCCGGTGTGGTGTAGTAGAACTCGCCTACCGTGCTGGTCTCAGTCGAAGTGACAGAGCGGATAGAGCGGAAATCTGCTGGAAGCGGCATTTCATTTGCTGTGATCGGGAACGCCGCCAACTTAACGCGGTCCTCAATCTTAAGCAGTTGCTCAAGAGAGGCGGTCCCCATTGTGATCAGGTTGTCCAGAGAGGCGATAAGCGTGGCGTCATTGTCCTTCCAAAGAAAGACTGACAGATGCGTTTTGAAGTCATCGTAGGTCAAAAGCTCGCTCCGGTTACGGGTTCGCCCCATGATGGGGCGAACCCTAATTAGGGCTTAGGTCGTCACCGCTGCTGCGATGTCGATGTCAGTGATCACGCCATGCGCTTCGCGGTTCAGCACCTTGGTAGTCCAATCGACTGACATGAGCCTTGTGTTTGTCATACCAGTCTTGGCCTGTTCGTCGGTGCGATAGCCTTGCAGGAAACCGTGACGGGCATAGGCCGGATCAAGGATGAACGCGGTCGCTGCATCGCCTGTGGTGCCGCCTGCGCTGTCATAGGGCTGCTGCAAGCGGTTCGGTGACATACGCAGTTCGACACCAAAGTCCGTCAGGAACACGTTGACGCTGCCCATTGCGGTAGCTGGACCTTCGTTGTTGGTCTCGCCTTGCAGGGTCGCGATACGTGCGCTGCTGGTGAACATGTAGCTGGACAGGTTACGGATAACCTTCGGAACGCTCATGATCACGGACGGGTTGCCGCCCTTTTCCCAGACTTCCTGAGCAACGTCACGGACCATCGTTTCAGTCAGAGCGCGCTTGGCACCGGGTACGAATGCCGCCCACACACCGCTTGAGAAGCCGCCGCCTGTGCCGATACGGTTGCCTTGCGTGATCATCGCACCAAGACCAGCGGTAGCGGGTGCTGTGGCTTGTGTGGTGGGAGCCTGTGAGCCTTGGCCGGTCAAACTGATCGCTTCGACGTCCCGGCGCAGTTCACGCTGTCGCATCATGATCTGATACGCCATTTCGTTTCGGCGTCCGATGGTGTCGGAAGCGTCCGCACGGTGGGTCACGCCTACCTGCTTGATCGAGATTTGACACTGGTTGCCGATACGAGCGCCGCCCTTGGCGTCGTTCTGTGTCGGCACTGCGTCCTCTGCCACGGCGTTCGCGGTGTTCGGCTGCGCCAGCTTGTCTTCGGTCCATTCCGTGTAGGAATTGTCCGCGCTGTCGCTGCCGATCAGGTCAGTAAGCGGCAACGGAATACGGCTGATGTCGAAGATTTTGTCCATGACGTCTTCACGGATCAAACCGTTAAAATCGACGCTTTTCAGGTCCACTGAGGACCAATGATTTGAAACGGCCATGATTAGCCTCCTTCAAAGATAGCGGCAATCTCGCTGACCATCCGGTCAGTCTCACTGCCGCGCGTGTTACGATTGCGGTGCGGGCTGCGCCCACGCGATTGCTTTGTCTGAGACTTCGCTGATTTTGGTGGCTTCTTGTCCTTCTCAGGATCGAACGCCATCAGCTTCGATAGCTGCGCTTTCGTCCGCATGTGATCGCGGATCATCAGCAAAATGCGGTGATCCGTGATGTTCATTTCTGCGGGTTGGAAACCGTATTGCGTTAGTGTCTCCACCACGCCCGTACGGAATGTGTCGAAAGACTGCTTATCGGATAGTTCAGGCATAGCTTGCTGCATCAGACGCGCCTCTTGGGCGTCTCGCTGCTGCTGGCGCTGCTGCACTTGCTGCAACGCTTGCGGCGACAATTTACCTACCAAGTCTCCTTGGATTGCCGCCAATAGTTGCTCCGATTGGAGCACCGCGCTCTCACGCTGTGTAACGGACTGCTCTTTCGCGACTAGTTCTCGCGTAGCAGTCTCTTGATCCTGAACAGCATCCTTTAGCTGTCCAAGGGTCATGGTTTCGCCCGATGCTTGGGCGGTGATCTGTAACTTTTCGTACAGGTCTTTAGGCGTCGTCCCTAGCTTCTCAGCCAGTTCCGACACGGATAGCATACCGTCGATAGCGGGTTCTTCGCCGCCCTCCTCTTGCGAGGAAACATTAGCGGGATCATCGCCACTATCGACGGACCCCGGCTCGACTGGAGCAGAGCCGGGTTCATCTTGCTCCCCTACGCTAGGGGCGTTTTCGTCGCCAAAGAGCAGGTCAGCTACCGCGTCTACCCGCTCTGCCTCTGTCTCCAGAGGACTTACCTTCTGCGGTTCCGCTTGTATCTGCGTGTGTTGAGAACGTGATGTGTTGGAAGACGTCTCTGGCGGCTGAGAGGCGCGTGTGGATCGCCTCTCTGTCCTCTGCGGTGCTTGCTGCTGCCCACTGTTCGAAGGCTGTTCTCTCGTACTCATCTTTGAGTCCCTCCAGTGCTGGCAACGCTGCTTTGAGCGCCATTAAGTGCTGCTCTTTCACGCTGCTCCCCTTGTAGCTGTGTCTTCTCTAGGTCGATGGTGCCTTGAGCGGCGACCTTGGCTTCTTCGGTCTCAGCTTTGAGACGGTCGGACCAATACTTGTAGGCAAGCTCATCGCCTGATTTCTTGGCTTCCTGCTGTAGCTTGGTCTGCTCAAGCTGCACGATTTGCTGCTGCATCTGTTGCGCCGCCTGCTGCTGCGCTTGTTGCTGCTGTGCTGTTTGCTGCGCCGCCTGCTGTGCTTGCTCGGACTTCGGGTTGATTACGAAGGCGTCTGGATTGTCCAAGCCTGCGTATGTCGCCCATTCATAGACCGTGTTGTAGACGGTGTTCATGTCCGCAAGCTGGCCGTTCATGCCTACCTGCATTGCTGACGTCTGCCACTGTAGAAGCTGCTGCAAGGTGCGCTGGATGTGGGTGCGCTCACCTGCTGACATTCCCGCCTTCACGTTGCAGCGGTCCCGGCGCGGCCACTGGCGCGGGTCTACCTGTGTCCACTCGCCGTTGACCTTGAGTTCCAGCGGCTCATTAGAATAGCGCCGCATATACTCGTGCATGATCAGGTACAGAGGACGGATTAACGTTTCTGCTAGGTTCCTGCCCATGAACGCGGTCAAGAGTTCACGCTGTGCATATTGCCGCTCAATACCGTAGGCGGTCTCGCCTACTAGCTGCGCGTCTGCGCTCATCATATCCAGAGCAGCACCGCCCCGCTCTGTCCGCATCTTGTCCTGATACGTCATGGCGTTGAAAATGGTCGGGCCAAGGTCAGGAACTTGGATGTGTATCGGGAACTCTCTGCCTGTCTTGTGACGCACCACCTGTGAGCCTGTGAGCAGGTCTTGCATGTTGGTGCTATCAGGGTCAGCGACCCATGAACCGTTGATAATGCGGCTCTGGTTATCCAGTGAGTTGCGCAAGAGCGTGGTCTTGGTGTTTTGCGTCTGTTTCAGGTGGTCGAAAAGGCTTTCACCAAGGATGCGATGCGGCTGTATGAACGCCGTTCCCATCGCATAAGGTACGAAGTCAACTTCTTCATATTCCAGCACTGTTCCCGCTGATTTACCGGCGATCAGGACGCGGTAGAGTTCGCTGATACCATCGCCGTTAAGGTCAATCCGTAGATGCACCTCAAAGCATTCAATCACGTCTTGATCGCGTGTCTGCGATATGTTCGCCTGCTGCCCTGAGAAGTTCCGCGCGTCCTCGACTAGATTGCTCTTGTCGGTTATGTACGGCAGGTCATCCACTGTCTTCTTAGAGTGGCCCATGTCCACAAGATCGCTGCGCTTGTAGAGGATACGCTCAGAGAAGAAGCGCAGTTCTTGTACGCTTCTTGTCTTGGCGTTGGCTTCATAGCTGATGTTGTCCAGTGGTACTGATTTGGCCCTGAAATGCCGCTTAGTTGTGGTAACGCGGATTAAGTCATTCTTAAGCTCGCGTGTCTCATTGGCGGCTCTGGGAATGAGCGTGACCGCGATTTCTTCGTTGGTCATCTTGCGCGCTGCAATCGGCTCATTATTCGCCCCTACCGTAGGGGAGATAGTGGTGGGAATATCGCGGGTGATTACTTCGTCATCGACATACACTTTCATGCAGCCATTGCGCAGCATCAGCGCGTCTTTGATGGACGACTGTAGCTCTGCAAAGCCCCTGTTCTGCTCTACGATTACATAGTTGGTGGCTTCGCTCTCTGCCTTCGCCGCTGGCTCATCCTGCTTGCCTTTGGCTTCGAAGTTCACCAGCGCATCTGTTGAGAGCATTGGCGTTAGCTGCGCCAATACCGCGTTCGTCATGTCTGCCACGTCCATAGATATGTCAGCGGCTCTGGCTGTCGCGCCTGCTGCGGTGCTGTCAGCGACGGGTGGCAGATCGCCGTTGTAATACTTGATCGCTTCTTCGCGGTTCTGTGCAATGTCGTTCTGGTCTGCGCCCTCTGCGCGGCTCAGTTCGATCTGAATAACGCCTGCCAGCTTCTCTAGCTGCTTTTGATTGCGGCTTACCATTGGTCGCCCCCCGCCGCTCTCAGGCGTCGTTTAGGTGTTTCTGTTAGGTAGTCGCTCATCGGCCCCCAATGGTGCTGCTTGGGGCGTCCTGTGGCGTATGTCTGCACCGCGTCAACGTAGTGGGATGACCAATCATGAACGGGCTTCATTTTGACCACGCCGCGCACCTCATCGTAGTCCGCGCGGTACGCTAACAGCGCCTCAATCGTGGTTTTGCATTCGTCACGATCAAACCAGCAATGGGACAGGATCGCGCGCGTCTGTTCAATGCCCTCGTGCTTGTTTGGCACTCTAGGCGCTACGTCTACGTCATAGCCCATGCTGCGGAACGTTTCTTCGCGGGTGGTTCCGCTCGTAAGCTCGTGCTGCTTGGCGTCATGCGGCAACAGTATCTTGCTGATCGGGAATGGTAGCTGCGCCCACTGGTTCACCATGTCCGCAATCTTGGTCTCTGCGTAGGCAATGGTTTTCAGGAAGTGATGTTCAGTGCCTACCGGCTGGATGAAATGCGCCACCATCAGGTCAGACCATCCAAGGTCGAGCGCGGCGATAACCTCCGCTGCTGCGTCGTATCTGATCGTGGTGAACCTGTTTTCCGCGTCTGCTTTCGCCATTTCGTTGGCGAAATATGCACCGCGAATGGCTGCGTTGAATGAGCAGAGCAATTCCTGTTCGAACTCAGCGTCCGACATCTCCCGCTGCATCGCATCAACTTCGGACTGCTTAAGGACTTTGGTATCACGCACCGTTAGCAGGTGGTGCGACCAATCAGGGTCGTCACCGCTTACATAGTCGTACAGTTCAAAGAGCAGGTTGTGCCTGCCTGCTGGTGTGCCTTGAATGACTGCACGTCCTTCGCGGTCTGCCAGCATCGGACGGATGACGGTTGACCATGCAGAGGACGGAATAAGCTGCGCCTCATCTAGCACAACGTGGTCCGCGTACTGTCCGCGCAGGCTGTCGTATGTCTCCGCCCCTAGTAGCTGGATGCGATTGCCGTTCTCGAAGTCCACGCGCAGTTCTGCTTCGTTGAACGTGACCTTTGGCATGTCGCGGCAGAAGGTCTTGATGTAGTCCCACGCAATGCGCTTGGCTTGCTTGAACGTAGGCGCGACGTAGAAGCCCCGCCAGTCCTTGCGCTTGGTCATCAGCGCCCCTGCAATCAACTCTGCAATCGCCTGCCATGTCTTACCAAAGCGGCGATGCACAACCCGCACAGCAAAGCGGCGCGCGGTGTCGAACAACGCTTGCTGTTCAGGTCGGAAGTTGATGTGCAGTTCAAGTGCCATCGTCCTCCCCCTTGGTAGGGGAGAGCGGTTGGCCACCAATAACTACGGTGACATTCGTATCAAGGTCGAATGTGTGTTCTAGTTGCTTAATCTTGCCGTAGGCATACGGCAACAAATCAATGCAAATACCCCGCAACTCAGATGAGTTCGGGTCTTGAACCTCTAAACGGTTCGCTTGCTCCACTAACTTTTTCAGCGGGTCAAATCGGAGCCGCTGCATGACAAGTGAAGCACTATCGCGCTTCGGACGGGCCATAATATCGTAAACCTCGGAAGTAGTTGTCCTTATTTGGTTTCCGATTTCCGTCTAGCGCAGTGCTGTCGAGTTCTTCCGGTTTTTGTGTAGACGTTGCTGTATACAGCTTTGACTACATACCTGTATAACATACTAAGTTACTGCTGTCAATAGCTAATTTTTTGGCCGGAATGGCCGGAAAGGGTCCGAAAACCGCCCCGCTGGGGGGCCGCTGGCCCGGTCTGTGGGGGTTGATCCCGCCAACCCCCTAACGGCCACTGGTGGGCCGGAAATGGGGGTCTTTGGCCGGACCCCGGCGCGGCGGCGGGGGGGGCCTTCTTTGGATGTTCCCGCCCTCAAGGGAAAAGACAGATCGGGCCGGAAGTGGTGCCGGGTAGCAGTAGCAGGGTAGCGCTGCTCTAAAGAGCAGCTTGCTACCGCTACCCTGCTACCTCTACCCCGGTAGCACAGATGGGTAGTAATCGGTAGCAGCTACCGCGCTGCTACCCAATCCTGCTACCGGCTGTAAGCCCTTGACTTTAAACACTATTCAACCCTTAGTTGTAAGTCCGAATTAGGGTATTAGCGTTCTCCCCTATGATAGGGGACTTACGGAGAACTCCGATCCTCATTCTTGCTCAGGTAGTCATGTAGTGAGCGGCGTTTCTCAAATGAGAAACTCAGCGTCGTCCCTGTCTCTTGCAGTATCTCCTTCCGTTTCAGCGCACCGATAGCGCGCGTGATGCTTTGCCGTTTTGTCTTATCTGCACCGTCACCCGGCCAAAGCGCGATAAGCGTTTCTACGAAGTCGGTCTCTTCGGGGTTCGCTTTGTGGTCGAGAAGGTGGCCGAATAGCTGATTAACAATCGTAAGCTGGTTCTCGGTCAGCTTCCTGTACCAGTCAGGCTCTATAGCATCCGCGCCCTCTGGTAGCGTTTCGCCAAATACAAACACAGGGGCGGAAACATCCCGGCCACGGCTGTTCTTGCCGATAGCATGGCTATGTATCGCGCCCGTTAGACCATCGCCGCCGGGTTGGTCCCTAGAGGCTGATGACTTGACTGTGATTTTTGAAGCGGAACCAGTGACCTGCAACACCATGTCCATAGCGCCCTCATAAGCGGTACTGCCCCGCGCGCCTTTGCTGGCGTCCATGCCTAGGTGGTGCGGTATGATGACAACGCCCTCTATTTTCTTGGCGATTATATGAGCGTGGTTCAAGAACTTGATCATGTCGTCGCTGTCGTTCTCTTTACCGCTGAAGTTTTCAATCAGCGGGTCGATGATAACCACGTCCGCGCTGCCCTTACCTGCATAAACGGTGACATCCCGCATCAGCTCATCTGCGGACTTAAGCAGGTCATATTTAACGGATAGTGCTTTGTAGTTTTTCATCGCTTTCACAGGTGAAACATTGTGGTGGCGGCACCACGCCAGTAGGCGGTTTTTGTTCCGCTGCGCGTCACCCTCAGACATGATGTGAACGACCACGCCCTGCTCTACAAACCTCTCGCCTATGTCCATGCCAGTGGCGATGTGCATACCTAGCGCGGTCGCCACTACCGATTTCCCCGCCTTAAACTTGCCGAGTAAACCGACCCTGCCGCGCATTGGAACCAGCCCCTCAACACGGTCAAAATTATCCAAGATGAACTCGCCATCCGAGAAGTCGATAATTTTGCCTTCGGCTTTCAGTCCCTTCATAGCTTCGCGGTAGGCGAGTACATGTTTTTTCTTCCGCTCGAAGCCTTCTTTAAGCGACACTAGTACACCATCCGCGTCGTCGGGTATGGGTTCTGGTGTCCCCTCACTAGGGGAATCAGAGTCAGCGTCGGTGTAGTCGCTAAAGTCGGCGTCGTCGCTCACACACCACGCATTCGGCCCTAAGATTTCTTGCAGTCTATCTGTTGCATCTTCCATGTTCCCGCCCCTTACTCTGCTGCTTTATCTGCGGCGTCATTAAACCGGTTGTCGTAAGTGGCTTTGACGTCAGGACCGAAAGAACCGTCCGCATAGAAACGGTTCTCTTCGGCCATCCAGTCGATGACAGCTTTCTGTGAGTAGTAGATACGGGCGGCACCAGAGCGGACGTACTTTGGTCCGGTGCCATTGTGGCGCATGTGCGCAAGTGTGGTGTAGCTCAGTCCTGTTAGCATACAGGCTTGCTGACAATCCATTAGTCCGGTTCCGTCAGACATAATTCGATTTCCCCCCTTGTGAGGTTTTGTATAGATTATCCTTGTTTTTCAGGGGGTTATGTCGTATTCTGTCGATGTTTAGTCTAGTACACGTTCCGGTACCCCTTCGCCTAGGCCGCATTTGCAGGTGCAGCCTAGGCATTTCTCATTCTAGCACGTAAGCGCTTGTTTTGTCAAGCTTTTTTCGGGGCGCGCTCCTTATTGTCATTCTAAAGTGGGGGCTATGCTCCCCCACCGTAGGGGCGGTGCTTATGCCGCTGGCATGGTTGCTTTTTCCAGCTTGGCAAGGCGGGATTTGATCCGCTGTTCTTCTTCGTAGCCTGTAGCCACGTCGCGGAACAAGTTGACTAGGAAGCTGCCTAAGCCTTTCTCTGCGATGTTCTCATCAACCTGTTTCAGTACGTGCATAAGCTCAGTATTGCGTACTGCCAGTTCAGTTACAGAGTTTTGCACTCCGTCACTGATCTGCTCTAGCGCCTCTAGACGCTCTAGCAGATCAAGCGCGTCGTTGATCCTCTTGTCTGTGATCATTTCCGGCATGGCGGTGCCTACGGCTGGTTTGTAGCGGCCCTTAAATTCAAAATCGTCAAGTATACCCAT